GAAGGAGTCACAGACTCGGACTGAACTACTTTTTCTTCGATTGCCATGAATTATTCAGATAGGATGTTAGTGGATTTTTTCTTAGAAGGCTTTTTTTTAGCTTCTGGTTTTGGTGTTTCGACAGGAGTGGATTTAACAGCAGGAATTTCTGCTAGTTCCCACTTATACGTTCCGTCTGATTGCTGAACGTAATCTAAGTGTTTGCCCATAATTAAATATGTACTTGCTCTTTAGTTTACCAAACTATTCAGATTTGGCTTCGTTAGCTGAAGGTAACACTTCTCCCTGTACCAAAATGTCTCTAAATTCTTCTCTATCTATTACCTGTTGATCAAAGAGAGATGTTAAAGCTGTAATATCCTGTCCAATTAATCTTTCAATATCAAAATCTCTACTGATCTTAACTTCGGGTGGTTCAATTCCTACATACTGAGCAGATAAATTAAAAGCTTTTTGAAGTTTTTGCTCAAGTTCCATAGAAACCATTGCAAGCATTGAATTAGTATCTACACGATCTAATCTTCTTGCATCAGCAGATTCAGCTACAAATTTTTGTTGACTTAAAGTAGATATTCCCAAGGTAGCCATTTGCATCTGCAACTCTTTAATCTCAGCAGATTGAGCATCAAAAGCACTGGAAGCTGGTTCTACATAGTAAACTTTATTTCCTGGCTGAGTTGCCATCGCATAATTAACAGAGATAGCTAAATCTTTAGTTTGATCATCATACCCTTCCATTACAAGCATTGGTTGAGATGCAACGTGCAAACTATGAATAAGATCAGCTTGTCTTTGAAAATGTGCAAGATTCAAATACGCAATATCAAGTAAAGGTGGTTTACTTACTAAATTTTCAACTTTTCCGGAATAAACAGTAACTAACGGTATTTCACCAAGAGAAAAACTACCTGATTCTGCTAATTCATAATCTTTTGCCCCAGCAGGACTAGACATATCTCCTGCATATCCTCCACCATCATCTTCATATAAATCTTCAACTGTTTCTTTTTTTCTAAATACACGATAACGACCTGGTTCTATTACTCTCATCTGATCATAAATTTTTTCACCAAACTCACCATCAGGCAATACAGCTTTTTCTGCAATCCTAACTTGCACTAAATTTCCATAATTTGATTCTCTATCCAGTCTCCAACCATAGATATTATTAGGGTCTATCTCAATCCAATAAGGTCTACGATCCTGTGCTCTCTCTTCAGCTAAACTTCTTGCTCCAGATGGGGCTGGATAATCTACAAGAATATGACTTTGACCATAAGTAAGAGAACACATTAACAATCTTCTTGCATATTCATCTAAATCAGAACCACAGCCATCAACATCCATTTTAAACATCTCTGTCCAATAGGGATCACCTATCAATGCTATTGGTTTTCTTAAAACAAGACCTGTAGCTGCTCTTATCAATCTTTGCGTAAAAGGACTGAATACTGATCTGTTAACTCTTGCAAGATAAGCATCATAGTCTTCTCTTGGTTCTAATGGTAAAAATGCTTCAGAATTTTCTCTTAAATATTCAGTTCCTTCTGTAACCGCCTTCATTATTTCCCAACCTTTTATCATGTCTATAACTGCTCTAGTTCTAGTAAAAGGACTATCACTTCCACCTAGATAAGAACTAGCTGTAATACTTGTTTGAATTCTTCCTGGGACTGCGTAAGTCATGTCAACACCTCCATCGTTTTAAGGCTAACGCTTTTCTTGTAGGTCTGCCTTTTTTATCTTTTAAAGGCCCAGGCATACCAGACATTCTTGCACAAAAAGATTTTCTTCTTGCTTTTTCTGCTGGTGTAAGACCTGATTTTTTAGTAACAGGTGCTTTTAAATTACTTCCAGTAGCAGCATTATATTTTCTACGACCTTTTGCTGTCAGACCACCTTTTTTAGATTTTTCACCCCTACCAACAGATAAACTTACACCTTTACGTTTTTTTCTCATTATTTACCTACCTTCGCTTGTGCTCTTTTATGAGCAACAGTAAATGAATCCCCTGCTCTCATTCTTCTCTTCATAAACTCCATATGCTTATCACTATGATGTTCAGAATGTTTTTCTAATAAATTTTTTTGACGAGTAGTTAATTTCATTTTTTCTTCTTTTTCTTCTTTCTAGCTTTTAATTTTTTAAAATCAGCAGAAGTGATTTTATCTCTAGGAGGTGCAACAGCAGCCAGTTTCCTTTGTTTTGAAGAATAAGAACCTTTAGGCATGATTTTTCCTAGATAACTCCATGTTACCGCTTTCCTTAAGATTTTACACTTATTTCTTCTTCTTTTTTGTCTTAGTTTTCTTTTTCTTACCTTTTTTGACACTTGCGATGTATCCCTGACATCGACTCATGGCATGAGATTTGCTCATTTTTTCTTTTTGGTAGTTTTTTTACGTCTATGTTGATATGTTATCTTTTTACTTCCTGTTTTTTCACGTTTAAATCTTGCTTTTTCGGCTGCGGTCATCTCACCTACTGTCTTAGGTGTCTTACTTGATACACGTTTACTAGGTCTACAAGCTGGATATCCTCTTTTTTCTCCTTTTGAACGACCACAAGGCTTTCCTGTCTTCACATCAACCCAATTCTCCTTAAACCAACGTGTTAAACCACCTTTAGCTCTGGGATTTGTACTACTTTTTCTTTTTTGTGGCACGTTTTTTCTCCACTCGATAAGTACCTCCACGTTTTTTGTACTCTCGTACAAGCCACGCATTTGCATATGCAGAAGGATAAACAGCAAACTTGCGTTTAGCTTCAGCTTTTACTCTAGCGTAAAGAGTTTTATTTACAGGAACATTCGCCACGTTTTTTACCTCCCTTCTTTTTCTTCTTCTTTTTCTTAGTTGTAGAATGGTACATGATAAGAATTAGGTAGTTCTTAATATATTCTAAACGCAGTCTGACCTAATGTCTCTGGTTTTACTAAATTAAACTGCTGTAGACAAAGGTAACCAAAAGCATCAAAAGCATGATCAACTCCTAAATTTTTATTAGGTAAACCAGTATTCGGTGCATATGTAAGAGTTCTAAGTGCTTTTATCAATTCTTTACATCTAGGATGAATTAATGTCCTTCTTTCTCCATTTGCATCATACAAGGCAGTGTTGACAGCAGTAATCTTATCTCTGATCTTCCAGGGACTTTTAGGACTCATAACAGTAAAACCACTACGTCTAAGAATATTATGATCAGTAACACCAACTCCACTAGTTTTTCTTGCACTACCAGTAGGGTCAGGACAGGCAATAATTCTTCGATCCACCCCATATCTTCTCACAACCTCTTCTGTAAAATCCCAAGTGGTAGCACCTCCTGTCAGCATGATTTCATCAAAGACATATAGTGTATTATTATGCTTCACAGCACAGATTCCAGCCATAGGATCTACGTTAAAGTCCAACCCCAACAACAGTGGCAGCATATGTAAATCAGCTACTTCCTTATCAATATTTTCATCATTAAAGCTAACAGCGACTAAACCAGTAAGATTTTCAAAACTAGCTTCAAATTCCTGTCTAAACGTGCGTGGGTCTAATTGGCTCTTAGCTGCCTCCACTTCCTCTTCCTTAACATTACCCCCCTCTATCGTAGTAAAGCTCCATCTAGCCCAATCATCCCATTCCTGTTCACCACAAAAGCACCACATATCATAAAACCAACTGGCAGTACCATCAGGTGTACTAATAAACAACGCCCAACCTTGTTTGTCAGCCAATGCAGGTCTAATTACCTCTGCCCACACATCTCGCTCCATAAACGCTGCTTCATCCAATACAACACCAGCTAAACTTCTACCCCTCAATGCCATAGCATTCTCAGTTCCCTTTAACTCAATACTCGATCCATTAATCAAATCCAACCTTAAATCTGTCTCATTCTTAGCTTGCACCCACGTCTTAGGCACTAATCTCTTCAATTCTTTCCACGCAATATCCTTTGCCATCCTATAAGTAGGAGCACAATAGAAATAAACCTCTCCAGGTCTACTAATGGCTCCCCTAAGTAGCTCGATACAGGATAAATATGACTTCCCAAACCTTCGCCCAGCCACCAATAACCTAAATCTTTTATCACTATTAAACACCTCCCCCTGTGCATATCGTAAACTTACCTCATTCAAGCTCATAAATTCCTTTTTTTACAATCTTACCCCCCTTTTATAGCCTATTTCACGTTTTTTAGGTTATTATTCGATTATTAACCCCCTCAAAGACAAAGTCCGTGGCTGAATCTTTCATTAACAACCTAAATTACGATCTTCCAGCTCCTCAACGTAAACCTCGTGTACAAAAATATACAGGAGGCTCTAACTCAAGAGCAGTTATAGAAGCTCGTTGTCAACGTCTATACTCTCGTCAACTAGAAGGTAAAACAACCAGACAACTAGTAATAGAACATTCTAAAAGAGAAAATATTTCAGAACCTACAGGCTGGGCTGACTGGAAAAAAGTTAAAGAGTGGAATGATCAGGATTGGCTTAAAGAAAGAGATAAAATGATTCCTCGCCTTCAAGCAATGCGTATGCGTCTCTTCAACAAGGCCATAGCAAAAGGTCAACTTCAAACAGCAGCACAAATCTTAGACAGCCTAGGTAAAGTCGTAGGCGAATCCGTAGAAACAGTAAACATTCAAGCCCCAGAACTTGCTATTCGCATAGAACCAAAGCAATAAAGATTTACAGAATATATTTAGGTTACCCGTATACCCAGGTGTAATAAATATTTTTTACTACACCACCCCTACCTATTACCTATATTCTCCATAGCTCTGAAGCTCTACTCTTTTAACAGAATGTCTATAAGCTCCATAATCTAAATCTAACTTGTTAGCTTTATTACTAGCTCTCATTCTAGAAACATATTCTCCAATAACTCTAGGTTCAGATATGCTATCTCCAATAAATAAAACTTGATACTTGATTTGTGGTTTGTTCATTGTTCAATTAATTTATTAACTATATTAATCATATCATATTGTTGTTAATTTGCATAATTTTATGTTAATATAGTAATAGGAAATACTAACAATAGTACTTCTTTAATATTCTTTCTTTTTAATTACTATCTACTCAATTGATATCAATTAACTGAAAGATTATACATTCTTAGAAATAATAAAACTAAGAATAAAAAAATTATCCAAACCTTATTTAATTAAACAAATGCATCATCTAGACAAACTAGTTTATCTTCTTTGTATTTTTATTGTTGGATCAATAGGATTTTCAACAGTTACCAATTTAAAAAAAGATTTACTAAACCAAAGTAATTCAATTAATTCAGCTGTAACTTCTTACAGTCAATATTTACAAACTTTAAACTAATTTAATTTTAATTATGAAGTATTTAAACTCTGAAGAATACAATACAATTTTATTGGCTATTACTCAAACAAGAGAATATCAAATAAAAAGTATTGGAAGTAAAAAAGAATTTTACGAAACTTTATTTGAAAAATTATTTACTATTCAAGAATCAGATTTATTAAAAAACGAATCTATTAATCATCCTATAACTAACTCTTAATTGAGTTAGTTTTTTTTATTCATTCGTCCTGAAAAAATTAATCATGAACAAAAACTACAAACACATTGAAGACTTTTATAATATGGATTCTGATTTTAAGAATTCATTTAAAAGTACACCTTTTGATTTTTATTTAGATTTTATCGGATATACTACCGATAGGGAACCAAAAGAAGAAGACTATATTAAAAAACATAAAAAACAAAATTCATTAACTAATTTAAATACACTTGGATTATGGAAGCATCAAGTTTTTGAAGCTGACCAAGTATTTGGACATAGAGAACGTGTTCAATTTGGATTAGCTTTAATGATATTTGAAGATGTAGGTTATGAAGACGTTTATAAGTTTATAGATAATTTATTAATAGAAGAAAAATAAAATAATAGTTTCTTATAGCTTTGATTATTCAAAGTTATAAAAAACTATTTTTTATAAATAGTTTTACATTCAAATTAATTTAATTAAACCTATGAAAAAAATTACTTTTGAGAAATGGGAGTCTAAATTTTATGATGTCCCATTTATAAAACCAAATTTTAAATTATTGGAAGATATGGGGGTTGATACCTATATGGTTAATTGTTCCCAAGATACAGAAGATGGAAAAACAAAATATGTTAGGGTTTTTCATTTTGGGGGGTGGTATGAAATTCTAGAAAATGGGAATCATTATTTATTACTTGGTAATCAAGATTGGATGAGCAAAGAAGAAGAAGTTATTAAGACAATTAAAAAAGAATTGTTTGATTGGTGTATTGATGAATTAACAAATTTTGGAGAATAAAAAAATGTATAAACACCACAATCCAAAATTATATAAACCATTAATGAAAAAACTATTAGATAGTTTAAGTTCAGAATGGTATGACTCTTGTTATGGTAATGATCTTGTAGCAAGTATTTCTTTAAATACTAGTGAAGAAGATTGTATGACAGTTTTTCTACCTAACTCAAAAATACATGATGAAGATAAAGAAGACTTTGCAACATATGTTATAAGAAAAAATATTATGGCTAGTTGTGAAGAATTAATTATATGTGAAAGTGTAGAAGAAGTAATTAAGAAAATAAAGGAGATTGAAAAATGAAACAAGCATATTTTTATTTACCTTGCGGTAACAAGTTAGATTCTGAAAGTCCTAATTTTAAAGGATTTTATGATATTACAGAATCTTGGAATGGTTGGAAATGTCCAAAATTTGAAGAAGAAGAATTTAATAAAATAGTTAAATATTATACTAATAAAGAAACTAATACCAAAGAAATGATTGAAGAAATAATTGAGTTTTGTGATAAAAAAAGAAATAAAGTTATTAGAGATAATAAAGAATATTATGACTTTGGAAGTTTTTGTTTATGTTGGGGAATAGTTGAAGAAGAATAAAAAATAAAAAAAATAATAATAGTTGCTTAAAGGGATATTAGTAATATCCTTTTATGAAACTATTTTATTAGTTTCAACTTTCCTGGATATCTTAAAGGCCGTTAAAGGCCGATAGGGTTAAAGGCCGTAAACACTTATTTAATTAATTATGAATTCAAAATTATTAAATTTTATTGATGGTATTGTTAATGATCGATTAACACTATTGGAAGAAAGAAAAATTGATTCTTCTTGGAAAAATGAAGATGAAGACTTAAAGGCAAGTACTGAAAAAGAAATTAAATTATGTAATGAATTTCTAAATGAGTCTTTAAAACTTCAAAACATAGGAGATATTTAATTATAAATGACATTAACATATATCAAATATATGTTAAAATAAATATTAGAAGTGTAAAAACTTCTTTTTTAAATTCAAACTTATTTAATTAAAAAAATGAACTTACTTAAATTTAGTAAGGGAAATAAAAAGTTATCGAAAGATACTTTAATTTTATCCCTACCAGCTGGATTAACCTGTCCAGGAAGTAACAATTGTAAAGCATGGGTTACTTTAAAAGGTAATAAGAGAGTATTAAACAGAGGTGATGAAACTATCTTTACTTGCTTTGCTGCTAGTGAAGAATTACGTTATCCGAATGTTTATAAAAGTAGAAGATATAATTTTGATTTAATTAATGATTATGTTTTAAAGAATGATTTAAAAGGATTAACTGATTTAATTAATAGATCTATTCAAAGTAATAGAAAGAATGTTTTAAAGGTTAGGATTCATGAATCTGGGGACTTTTATAATCCTTTATATTTACAGGCATGGTTAAATGTAGCTAAGTTAAATAAAGATATAAAATTTTATTGTTATAGTAAATCACTTAAATTTTTTATGGAAGTGTTACTTCCAAATAATTTTTATATGGTAGCTTCATATGGTTCTAGATATGATCACTTGATAGATCAGGGATATTTTACTAAGTATTCAAAAGTTGTATTTAGTGAAGATGAAGCAAAGAAACTTAATTTACAAATAGATAAAGATGATTCTTTATGTTTTGAAAATAAACCTTTTGCATTACTTTTACATGGGATGCAAGAAAAAGGAAGTAAAGCTGGTGAAGCTTTAAAAGAGATTAAAAGAAATAAAAAACTAGTTAATGCTTAGATCTTAAGTAATTAATCAAAAGTAAGTTAACCAGAATATCTAAATTTTTATCATTCGATGAAAGTTTATTTATTCTGGTTAAATGGTTTTTAAGCTCATCATTAGTGGTGATGTTGTGATCATGAATAAAGTTTTTAATCTGAGACATCTTAAAGGCCAAATGTTGTTTTTTAGTATACTAATATGATATCATACTTACATAACCTTATATCATTTAATTATGAATGAAACACAAACAATTATCTGGTTTGATATGAACCATTTAAATGGTAGAGAGTCAACAAGACAACTACCTCCAGAATGTATAGCAGATTGTAGTGGATCAGGTGATCATACAAACAATGTCGTAGCTTGGGTTGAGAGACTTAATTTTGATGGTCCTGTAGAACTTTTTAAAGAACATCTTAAAGAATATGGAGCTTGGGATGATGAGCAATTACAAGACCATGATGAAAACAAACAAAGAGTTTTATGGTTATGGGCTAATGATTGTTATGAAAATCCTGGTAGTTACGATTACTTGTATTTAGGAGCTTAGATAAATGAAAGAGACACAAAGTCATTTAATCGTTATGCAACATCGATTAGGCGAATTAATGCCTGAATATCAGGTTACGATTATTAATTTAATCAATCATTTAGCGTCACATAATCACACTTATAGAGAACACGCTATGCAAAGGCTTGAAAAGATAAGTAATGAAAATCCCTATGTTGATGATATAGAGGGATTTGAAAAGCTTTTATATATCGAAGAAACCTGCCCAGAGGATGATTAGATGGTTAGAGAAAATCCTAATAAAGAAAGTTGTTACGAGAGAATAAAAGAACTTATAAAAGAGAAAAAATCTCGTAATCAAGTGATTCAACAATGTCAGAAAGAGTTTATTGATGTTCATAAAACTACTTTCTACACCTGGTATGATGATGTCATCAATGAAGAAGATATCAGGAGCTGGGAAGAAGATAATAAAAAAGAATTTATTAGCGATTATCAGATTAAATTTAACTTAGCTCAGAAGATGTTTTATAGAAATAAAAATATGTATGAGAATTTATGTATCAAGTATGAAAATAATGAAGATGATGAAACATTGGAGAAGATAGAGAAATATGAAGATAGACTTAAATACTTCCTTAAAAAATAATCAAACACTAAAATTCGCTAACGAAAATGATTGACAACCCATTAGAAAACCAAACTTTAGAGACTCTTGATAGTCTCTACATTAATGAAAAATTTGAAGAGCATTGTTCTGATGCTGCTAAAGAATTAGCTAAAGATAATAATCTTAATCCAAATTATTATGATGCTTTTATAGAATTCTATATTGAAGAATGTAGAGAATCAGATAGAGGTTATTTTTTCGGTGATCAAAAATATATTATCGATCTCTGGTGGGATCATAATAAAGATTTATATGAAACTAAAACACCTTATCAAAAATGACTGAATTCGTACCAGTAACACGTTACTCCAGATGTAAAAGATATTCTGGAGCAATAATTAAATGTCCAGAATGTAATGCTCTGGGAAAGGTTTATCATCTTTCCTGGACATACTTGAAATGTCAAACTTGTGAGAAAGCTATTGATAAGTTTGATTGGTTAATAGAAAAAGGTAAATATTCTAAACTTTAAACTTTCTTTTCCAGGTATTCCTTAACTGCCATTCTTACATGATAAGCAATAGGTATACCTAATTCACTTCTTTTTTTTAACTCTTCATACTGATCAGGAGCGAATTGACACATATACCTAATGTAATCGTTTTTAGTTCTTGCCATAAATAATAAATGATATGAGATATATATAACATAATATAAAAAGACTATCAAGTAAAACCTGATAGCCTTGAGGTATTTTTGAAAATAAACCAAACATCATCCGTGTTAGATGACTAATTGCTTATGAAAGGGTTAATTACGTCATGAAATGAACGTTGACTCCCCAAACATCCTCGATGGGAACTCTTTTACATCTTTGAATGGAAATTTACGTTTCATTTAGAGTCATCAATGACATTTCTATCAAAGGAGCAGCAACTGTTTATATTATATATCAGATTTTTGATATGAATGCAAATATATATGACATATTAATATATCATTAAAGGCAAATTAAAGAAAAAGAAAAGAACCAAAAGAAAAAGAATATATATAAAAGTAAGTATATTTATTAAATATATATAATTAATAATAATAATATTATATATATAATAATAATATATATACATATAAGGATATAGAGAAGAATTTTTATAATTTCTCCTTGACAAATAAATAAGTATCATCTACTGTCAGTAACAAACACATAATTATCAATGGAAAAGACAAAGGTTTGCATTTGGCTTGATCCTGACCTACATCAATTCTTGGATGAAACAAAGGGAGAAGAATTAAAAATCCCACAATACATTCGTTTGATCCTTAAGCAGAAGATGAAAACTGCTGCAAAAAGGAAACCAAAGGCAATTACAGATGGATCAGATCCTTTTGCATCTTCAGTAATTTCAGTAAACATGATTCCTGGTGATCTTAAGGAATATGCTGATCTTATTGTTGAATGGTGGGCGATAAGACATCGAAATAAGGCAACTTGTTCTACAAGCGTTTCTGAGAGGATTTTTAAGAAGTTACGAACATTTCCACCTCAAGGCAAGAAGAATGCTCTTGAAAAGGCAATAGCAGGGGGATGGAAGGATATCTATGAGATAAAGGAATCTAAATTTACAGAAGAGCCAAAAAATAATCATCCTGCACAAAGAGTATTTACAGCAAAAGGAGGGTTTGAATCATGATGAATGCTTATGGTTTTGATGAGAAGATTCACTTTCCTCATAATCCCTATGACGGATATATATATCTTGATCAGTATCAATGCTGTTGGGAATATAAGGAAGATACAAACAAATGGATCAACCTAGATGCAACAAGTGGAGAAGATTAATGGAAAGAATTTTTGATCAAGCATCCATAATTAAACTTCTTAAAGATGGTTTGAAGAAACCTAATCCCAAAAATCCTGATCGTATGATGTGGACTCTTGAAGACTTAGACACACCACCCCCAGGTTGGGCAGAAGTAGTGAACAACTGTAAAGGCAACCCTGCTTTCCCTCAAGGTTATCAAGGTGTTGAATATAAAAACCTTGCTAGGTTAAAAGAACCTATCCCACCTCCAGCTGAAGAGAAAGTAGAAGTAATCAACCCCAAAGACTATCCAACACATTTTTAATTAATCATGACCACCATCCAAAAACTTCCAAGACTTCCTATCTTCAGAGATGAAGCTACACATAAATACTTTTGTGAGAAGTCAAACAAATGGCTAAAGTATTCAACCACTATGGTTTGTAATGAACTTACAGAACAGGCAAAAGAAAGTATTGAACATACAAGACACATCTGGCAACCGAGAGGAGAAACTGTTCATAGCTGCTTAGAACAGAAGATGTTAGGTGCTGATGATATTGATATGGGTGAATATGAAGAATGGGCTATCCCATTGTTTGAGCTGGAACTGTTCACACATTTTGAACCTATGGGTGTCGAGTATATGATGAGCAATCCAGGTAAGGATGTAGGAGGTCAGCTTGATCTTATCGGTTACGATACAAAAGCTAAGAAGATTAGATTGATTGACCTTAAGACTAAAGGTTCATCTGCTATGAAGTTTGATTTTAAAAAAAGAACAGGTTGGAGAGAACCTTATAGAACAGATAAACAATTAGGTTGTTACATCGAAATGTTGAAACTAAATTGTGATATAGAGCCAGATATCTGTAATACTATCTGGGCATATAAGGGGAAATGTATGTTAAATGAAGATCAGCCTGTACAGCGATGTTTAGATGCATGGCAGGAAGCATGGGAAAAGTTTGAAGCAAAACAACAGGTGTTTTAATGAAAAAAGAAGAAAGAATAAAAGCTGCTCAGAAACGTATCGAGGAGCTAAGAAAACTTATCTCGGAGTGGACTAAAAGATGAGATATATACTTGATGTCTCAGGTAGAGACTTGGAGCTAATAAAAGCTTCAATAGTTAACTTTGAAAGATCATTGGAGTTGTCATCTCAAGGAGATTTTAGTCACTTGATTGATGAACTCAATGACACATATTTAAGTCTTAAAAGACAAAAAAGAAAACAACTAAATGCAAAATTAAGAAGAAAATGGAAAGTAATGAGATGAAATGTTTTTATCAGGAACTGAATCAAAGAAAAAAGTATTTGATCACAAAATTAAACAATGAAATTGCAACACTCGAATGGCAATGGTTTCAAAGAGAGATATCAGATAAAGATTATGTCGTAGCCTTTGATGATATTCAAAGACGTATTAGAGAGCTTAAAGGTTGACAAGCCTATTTAGTGTATATACACTCTAAAGAGTATATGTCTCTAATTCATTAAATGACCCTTACAACTTATCCAATGCGTGAAAAGAAACCACAGCAAATCGGAAATTATCTCTTAGATGAGATCACACCAAAAGCTCTTAAATTAGAAATGGAGCAAAGTAAACACGCTCTCTCTGACCGAATGTTAAAAGATCCCAGTTGGGAATCTTTTGTTTGGAACGGAACTTTTTTAACATCTCCAATGATGGCTTTAAGAGGTGCTGAAGAACATGGTCTGAACCAAAACAAACCTATTCCTATCGCTGACATTGTTAACTCAGTTAATAATTATTTAACTTCTCTTGGAAAGAAAACTATTACTGATAATTCAGTATTATCTAATCTTAAAAAAGCAGCTAAATATTTAAATACTGCTTATAACCTGGTTTTAAGACCTGACAGTTTAAATATGACGGTGACTTTACTAAGTGCTGCTGCTACTGATAAAGAAATAGCTAAATGGTATAACCAGATGGAATCAAGGTTGGAAAAGATTATTACACTTGCACAACACGCAAAGAATAGTGATTTTGAACAATTACCATCTTTACCATTAGCAAAACAAAAGTTTTTAAAACTTGCTGACGTTATTAGTCCAGAAGTAGGTAACGAAAATGAGTAGTGCAATAACACCAGATGTTGTTGGTTATACGGAGATTCTTGAAGAGTCTCCTATGACAGAACAAGAACAAAAAGAACTTATTGAAACTGAAACAGTAATTAAATCTTCTTTTCAAGGAAAAATGGAAAGAGATTTGGCTATTGGTGCTGCTCTTTTAAAAATAAAAAGACATAAACTTTATCGAGGAATAGAAGGTGGTCGTTCTTGGCCTGATTACTTGAAAGAAGAATCAAGTAAATTAACTGGAAGTTCATCCCCAATAACTCAAGATTCAGCAAGAGATTTAAGAGGTTTTTATGAGTTTCGTTGCGAAATATTACAGCAATCTGATAATTGTCAAATTTTACCAACTAATAAATCTCAGGTAAAACCATTTATAAGTTATTTAAAAAATCCTAGCGAAGCTGTTGAAATTTGGAAAACTGCTTGTTCTGAGGCTGGAAGGAATAAAGTACCTACTTATCATCAAGTAAATAATGCTTTTTATTCATATAGAGCCAAAATAAATTCATCACAAAAACAACCAGAATTAAAATCAGATAATAATGTTGAAACAGTTTCTTATACAGAACCTACATATCAAACATCAACAAATACAAGTTACGAACAACCCAAAACTACTACTCCAGTATGGGAACAAGAAAGAAACACACAAGAAGTAGATCCTTATTCTGAATGCAAAAAATTACATGATGTTCTTTTTGAAGCTGAAAAAAGTTTACAAAACTTGCATGGTGTTCTTTATCATCAGATAAATAAATATGGAAGTGCTTATTTAGAACAAATGAAACAGTTTGATGCTGGAATTTATAGTGTTTCTGATATTGATCAAAAAGTACATTCTTTAAATGATCAAACAGCTTATCTTGTTGATCTTTTACAGAAAAAAGTAGAACCAAATGATCTTGTAAATAATGAATGAGATAACGATAAGGGTGATAGGAATCCCTGCTCCTCAAGGATCTAAAACCTTAACAAGATATGGTGCGATGATCGAAGCATCTAAGAAGGTAAAACCTTGGAGAAATGATGTAAAAGAAGCTGCTCTTGAATGTTATTCAAGTGGTGCATTGAATATGCCAGTAAAGGCAGATATTGAATTTATTTTTCCCAGACCTAAATCACATTTTGGATCAGGAAAGAATGCAGAAGTGTTAAAACCTTCATCTCCTAAACATTGTGTTAGCAGAGGTAATGGAGATATTGATAAGTTGGCAAGATCCACTTTAGATGGATTATCTGTTAGTGCAGGAGGAAGTGTATTGGAAGATGATTCTCTTGTAGTTGAACTTAATACAAAGAAAAGATATGTAAATAAAGATGAATTGCCAGGTGCATATATTGCAATATCCTCTATTTGTGATTAGTATACTATTAGTATACTAATACTAATTAAACATGACCACCACAACTCTGCCTAACTTAGCTGGGGTAATCAAAACTACTGACATCTATAAAAAGATGAAGTTTGATTATGTCGCTTGGGCTAAAACTGCACAGATACTGAGAGAACACGCTCCAGGTTGGCAGTTCTGTCTTGATAAATCCACTTCTGAAGAAGGTATATCATCTTATATTTTCCAAGCTCCCGATGGATCTGGATTTCTTATGGGATATTTTGAACACATTGATACAAGTGTCAAAACTACTCTTTTCCCTTTTGCAATAACAGATAACGCAAATAGACCTTTATTAAAGATTTCTTCTGTTAATTTTCAAAATTCACATCGTAGATGTCTTTGTGCCTGTGCTTGTTTTACTTTCGGTTTAGCTTATGAACTTTGGGCACAGATTGAAATCGATGAAGCAAAACAGGTTACACCCGAACCTAAGAAAGGTATTTCAAGAACTCCTACAAAACCTAAACAAGAACCTGAACCTGTTGAATCCATTGAAGATAAAGATTATGGTAAGCCTATAGCACAACCTGCTTTAGAAGCTGTCGTATCAAAGATTATGGGCTTATCTGAAAAGTATCCCAAGAAAAAAGATGAAGTTCTCGACAAGTACAAATCTAAGTTCAAGATTACATCTGAAAAAATTGGCCCTGCTGACATAAGAACTGCGGAACAAGGTCAGTTCCTTACACTTCTAATAAATGAAATTGATTCAACTCTATGACTCAGGAAGAAGCGGAATTTGCAGGGAAACAAGTTCTAGATCAACTTCAAGAACGCAAGCTAGATCGCCATAAAGACTACAACAGAAACATCTTTACTGTTCGTACCGATGATCAACTTGCAGAAAAAATAAGGACATATTGCAAAGACAATGATGTTCCTCCCAATCAATTAATTAAAACTGTTCTTCAAAATTATTTCAATGACTAATTCTCAATTCAATCCAGCTCTGCCTCTTCCTATTAAATGGTCTATAGGATCAGATAAATTTGATCCAGAAAAAGAAGTGTTGAGTCTCACAATACCTGTTGATTCTGTCACACATTTAATAGATCATTTAAAGAACCTTGTTAATACAAAAGCAAAACAAGGAGAAGTATATGATTTCAACAAAAAAGAAAAAGTTAAAACTCAATGTATACAAATCTACAGTAAAGCGATGGAAGGCCCATACGGAGTATTTGGCAACATTAATCCACAAAAGGTCGAAGATGCCCCTGATCTAAATCAAATGGCATTTTGATAGAAACTTTAAAAGTTCTTGATACTTTTGCAGGTATCGGTGGTTTCTCTTATGCTGCACATGAACTTGTCGGAGGATTTGAAACCACTCAATTTGTAGAGATTGATCCCTTCTGTCAAAAAGTTTTAAAAAAACATTTTCCTAAAGTTCCATGCCATGACGATATCAAAACCTTCACAGCTTACCCTGGACAATATGATGTCATCACAGGAGGTTTCCCCTGTCAGGACATCAGTGTGGCAGGAAGAAGAGAAGGAATTACAGACCAATCCAGATCAGGTTTATTTTACGAACTCATCAGAGTCATACGCCTGGTACGACCAAAGTTCGTTGTCATGGAAAACGTGGCAGCGATCCTTAATAACGGATTGGACATCGTTCTCGGAGAGCTTTCCGAAGCAGGGTACGATGCAGAATGGTCAATTATATCTGCAAGTTCACTGGGAGCAGCCCACAGACGTTCAAGGTGGTGGTGCGTTGCCTACACCAACGACTATGGATCATCTTCCTCCTCGATCAATGAGATCAATGATGAAACAGACTCAAGTTCACAGGAAAGGCAGAACCAAGTTAGCGAATCTTCGGGAAGCAGTGAATCCTCAGACAGCAGAGTTATTCGATCATCTGAGGGGAATGTTACCGACTCCAACAGCGAGGGATTACAAAGGAAGATCCTCAGTAAAATGGAATCAGGAATATGGTCAGCGAAACATACCAGACGTCTTGACCCAAACTGGCGATCATATGTCAGTAAGCCCATACTTCCTAGAGGAAGTTATGGGTTATCCAATCGGGTGGACAGAACTAAAGCCCTAGGCAATAGTATTGTTCCAGCTGTTGCTGCAATCCCACTTCAACGTGTTCATGATCTTTATTTCAAATGAAACCAGTTAGAAAATCAGTTGAAAAATTACGCAAACTAAAACAGATAAGACGTAAAAATCTTGAGAAAAATTTTTTAGAAATTCAAATGAAAGGACAGGATCATTATGTTTTTATTAAAGAAAATGGCAAAGCACAAGTAGTATATGATGAAGGTCGTTGGGTTACAGAGCATATAAGAACTGCAATACTCAAATATAATTACGAAATTGACAAGATAGATAAATTATTTATCAGAGACTTTACTGATGAAGAAATTAACGAATACGAAAGAACTTCTTAATTGGATTAGTTGTTTTTTTCTTTTCTTTTCTCATTTGCTGAACAACTCTGTCGGCTTCCAATTCTATAAGTCTATTCAATAAAGAAGCCATAAAAATATCTTGATCAAATTTCTTTCTAACCATATGAGTGCAATATCTTTTGACATTATCTAAATCATTAGCTTTCATAATTTCTCTACACTGCATTTCAATCTCTAATTCCATTTCTGGGGGAGCTGGCTCAATATCTATGTTGAGAAATTTAGTAATTTTCATTTCATTGCAGGCGGAAAAAGTTGACTTTCAAGCATCGCAACTGCTTTATCATCAAGCGTATTTGTGGTTTGTTTAGCTATTGACTTTAATAAGTCCACAACTAATCTTTTGACAGCCGTTGTTGTTAAAAACGTCATCAAGATTGGTTTTAAAATTTTGTACATAAAAAAGATATATGTTCTTACCCAAACATACCAAAGATTAGTCTTTTTGACCTTCCATACGACTTACGGCTCTTTCTAATCTATTTATTCGGCTAAATAATTCAACAATATCTCTATCTCTTCTGCTACTTATGTTGGATAGAACCATGACAAAGGCCGTAGCTGCTGCTCCTATTAAGGCTGCATATATCTCAGGCATGAATTTAAGCTATAGTTATGTTTAGTATGCCTAAAATTTTGTCTCATGGTTGAAGAAAAGAAAAAAAATGCCTTTCAGAAACTTAAGGAAGGTTTAGATGACAAAGAAGAGCAACTAGCAATTATTAGCCTTTTTGTCAGATTGGGTGTTGTTGTTTGGAGTGGATTTATAGTGACTCTTAACTACATCTCGATCCCAGGGTACAGTTCAGAACCTAAAGATATCACGTTTCCTGCTTCGCTTCTAACGGGAGCACTGGCAACATTCGGTTTGGAGGGATCAAAGAAACGTAGTGAGAAAGACAGTAAAGTTGCAGAAAATGAAGGTATGGTTCAGACTATAAGGGTAATAACACCTATTAAAATAGAAGGTGCAGAAGTAATCGACCCAAAACCTAAAAAATGAAAAAGCTACTTCCACTATTATTACTGGCAACAACCCCTGCCTTTGCTGACATAAAACAGGAATTTGTAACCTCTGCACAGATTTCTATTGACTCGCCTTATGTAATTACAAATGCTGCCCCATCGAGTTACAGCATAAGCGGAAATAATATCACCACTACAACGGGAACAGGAGATAGTGTCGTTACTAATGGAATAGGTGGATTAAATCTTGGTAGCTTAAGTAATGGAGTACCAGCTTTAGTAAATACAAATAAATCGGTTACAACTGCTGGATCTGCCTTCTCTCTCAGCGAAAGTTATCAAGCTGGAGACGTAACACAATCAGCAATCACTCCTTCTAGTGGTATTGCAAGTCTTCCTGTACTTGGTGGACAAACCACAGTAATTTCTGGAGGGACTGCTGGAAATCTCGCCCTTACGAGTGTTAGCTCAGGGATTCATACTTGCACAGCAGGAGGTAGCGGAACAAGTTGTATTGGGTCTACCACTGTCCGTATTACGATTGACTAGACTTTGGTTATTAGTTTTACTATTATGTCCTATAAGAACACTTGCTGTTCCTGTAGTTCCACAATTTCGTTCGGGTAGTTCTCAAACCAGCTCGACCTCAGAATCAGTCATAAATGAAACCATTACAAGTCATCAATATCGAACAGGATACTCATATTCTGCGTCAGGACATAATATTGAAAGCAATGACCTCAATGGATATATCAACCCTACAGCTACAACTCTTACAGAACAAACTGTTGGAGGGGTAAGTTTTAGTTGGACTTCACCAAATTTAGAAGCAGTTCCAAGATGGAAAGTCGTAACTCCAGGATCAGCCTTTTCTCTTCAAGAAACTCTGATAACTCCAGGGTTAGACACAGTAACGACAATAACAAGAACAATAAACACAACAACCACTGTAGAAACTACAACTACCTTTGGGCAGTAGCTTTACTTCTTTATCCTGTCAAAACCCTTGCAAACACTACAGTGGCCTCGCCAAGTAGTAATGCCCAAGGGGTCGTTAACAACAATGCCACGATGATTACACCATCTAGTATGCCTTCTTTTCGCATGAGTCAGGGTATTGTCTGTGCTTCTCCTAGCCTTACAATCACTCCGTATGTAACCGATTCCCATACGTTTTCTTTACCTAGAGAAACTGTTACTAGACAGAATATCTATGATGAGACTACTGGAGCGATCAAATATGTACAGGAAACTCCTAGATTCGAGAAGGAAAACTTTAATTTAAATTATGGAATTTCTGCTCAAATAAATATTCCATTGGGAAAGTCACCAGCCCTTTGTCACGAAGCAAGTGCAGTAAATATCGAGGCTCAAAAGTTATTAATAAAGAAAACTAAAATGGAAATCAGCCTCTATCGTTTGGAGATGTGTGCAAAACAGGCGAAATTAGGTGTCACTTTCAAACCTAATACTCCTAGTGCTATTACTTGTGAAGATATTGTTGTTACTATTCCACCAAACCAAGTTATCCCACATACTCATAAATTAAAGCAGTAGACAAGTACGGGTTGAAACTTGCCTACCTAGACCCCCCATCCATTGCCTTGTCGAATAGGGTTCTTTTATTCTACCTTATCTTTCTTCTTTGTAAGTTTTTTCACTATCTGTTTTACTAATGGTTTTACTGCGTTAAGAAGAAGTGGACTACTGGCAGCGACCAAGCCAATAACAGCAGTAGATACAATAGTAGAAACTTCTGGAATGTACTGATCTTTAAACGGAACACTTTCATAGAGAGTTATACATTCGATCCCATCTTCCCCTCTTTTATGGCCTGTGACACGTTCCAATCGTTTTTCGTTACGAAAGTCTCCTACTCTCTGATTATTTTTACCAGGGCAAGGCTCTAATTCAATCGGTTTATCTTCTTTAATTTCTGGTATCTCTGGAGTCGTTGTTTCTGGTAAGGGTGGGGTTTCATTATTAACAGGAACTTCTTCTGTAATGACTAAATTCTCAGGTGTATAGTCAAGAGGAATGAAACTAGGAAATGGTACATCGCACGTTGTATATACTCCATTAGGATCATCCAATAATAAATTACGATTACCAGTATTTTTTATATCTCGATGTTGATAGGTACAACCAGGAACATCAATATCGGGTGGTTTTGCTATCTCTATATAATGTGGGCTGTATATCTCTGGAACATTTGGAACATATATTTCAGGAATATAAATTTCAGGTATTTCCAATTATATTTGTGATTCACCCATTGTTGGCGGTATTGGCAAAGACGGGCCAGTAAGATCAGGTAATCCCTTTTCTAATACTTTAGGCATCATTCCTTGAACATTCCCAAGAACTTTATTCATCATCTTTGTTTGGAACTGCTCTGATGTTACATATTTATATCCAAAGTACCCTCCACCAATAACAGAAGTTACCATTACAAATGAGACAATACTCAAAACATTAGCAATTTTTTGAAACATGATTAAATTTGCGATACTGAAAGCACTATCTTTTTCAAGTGTGCTTGTATTACTGCTTATTCTAGCCCTATCCCCTCTCTACGTCACTATGGGGTTAATGACAAGGCAAATGCACGAAAAGGTTAACTAATCAGCAGCTTCGGGTGTTCCTTTCTCTGTATAAGGATCTTCGCCATTTAGCCATTTAAGATATTCTTGGTAGTCGGTGTTTGCTTCGTCAAATGGTATAAAAATATTATCAGCTTTTCTTAAAACTGTTTTTGGGTCTTGTAAAAGTTTGTAAGTCATAGTTTTTTAAAGTTCGGCTGCTGCTGTGTAGCCAATACCTGATGTTTGACTATTTGCAGCAGATTGGCGAAATCCATTTTTAGTTGCTGCCAATGCAGCACCAGAACCAGATAAACCTATAAATCCCATTGATGGTGTTGCTCTCATTTCTGATGGAAATAACCAACTAGCAGTATTGTTATTAAAAACCATAAGTGTATCTGCTGGTGCTGTTTGATAATACCTCTGACATAAAGCAAGCTCCTGTGCAAATGACCTATGCTCAAAATCTGTCGCTGAACTGCCTATTTCAAGTTGCACTCCTGTAAGATACCACTCATTAGATGTTGAATCTAATAAATTAACATTACTAGGTGCTGTGTTATTAACATTGTAGCTTGACCAAGTACTTTGAACTGAACCACTTGTATAACTTGTTCCAGCAGCAAGATACCAGTTGCACCTTAAGGCAGCCCCCGTTCCAGTTGCTAATCCTCCAGAGGTATCTCCAGGTATCGTAAGTGTTTTTCTTTCCCAAGTATCTGCACTGTTAATTGTATAGGATCTGCTTAAGTGCTTAGTTGTGCTCGTGTTATACAAATGAACATTATATGTTCCAGTTTTATTTGATCGAACATAGAACGATAATGTCATAGTCTTTGCACCAGAATTACCATAAGCAGCATGATGAACGTTATTTGCCTCTATCCTTTGGTCAATGAAAAAATATTCACCGCCAGTTAATGAAGTATCTGCTGTTGTAATATCTACTTTTAGAGATTTTTGAAATCCATCAGGAGAAGTTGAACTTTGAGTGATATTTGCTGCTCCACTGTGACCGCTTGTACGCATTAACCAACGATCTAAAGAATAGGCAGAATCAGCAAATGTAATTGTTCCTCCCCTTTGATGACAAACCATATTTCCATTAATCATAATATTTCTATTACTTAGGTTATTAGTGATATTGGCAGTGCACGTTCCATCAGTATTGTTGACAGTAATAGCAGCCGTTGTTGCCGCAACTCCTTTTATCGAATTTACCTTGATCTCTGACATAATTAAGTAGGAACTCCCCCAAGTCTAAACATAGAAAAATAATTACAATAGTTTTCACTAGCTTGCGTTCCAGTAGAATTATGCAAAACATGAATATTAACTGTTTGTCCAGCAGTAAGTTTTATAACATTACTAAAATTAGCAGTAACTATTTTATCGTTTGATGGACTCCACACAAAAAGCCTTTCGAATCCTGTTGCTAAAGACCCGTCTATATATAAAGCTATCTGTATATAAGTAGAATCATTAATATCATCAACTGATACTCCACCGTTTACCTGATAAGCACCACCCATGTTTGCTGGAACAGTAAAGGTAGAAGTTGAAGCGTCATATGCACTATCACTATCAAAATGCTCTGTTTGAAATAATGCTTTTGTATAAGTATCTGAAGGAATGCTATAACCGCTACTAGTATAAGCACTAAACGCTGGTCTGAAAGGAGAACCCATTTCAAGTGTTCCAGCAGTTGTACTATTTTGTAATACCTCTCCAGCCGACCCTGTTCCCGCGGGTAGTTGTAATTCAACAGAAGCGTTACCTGTGGTTGTTGAAGGTGCTTTTAGGCTTACTGACCCACCACCTGATGCTGCGTTTAGTTTAATCTTTGCTGTCATGGTTTAGGATATTTGTCTTTGATAGTTTTAATTGTAGTTTTCCAACCAGCTACACCACTATGATAAATCGTATCAAGCTGATCTTCAATACTTGGATACTCTGCTTTACGTTGTGACTTATATGAATCATTCTCTAAATCCCACGCAGCCTGTAATGCAGCTAATCCATCGGTACATTCTTTTTCTGTAGGCTTAGAGCCACCATCATGCACTATTAAATTTGCATAGATTTTATTACTTGAATCACTCCATCCAAACCATTGTCCTGTTCTGACTGTTACAAGATAATCTTCTATGTGATCTGGTTTAAAAGTTATTCTGTCCATAATTAAATATCCGCTAATTTAAAGAATACTACATAGGTAAAGTTTTCACCTGTATTACCTTGAATATAAACGTATTGTTCCGCTTGTACCCCAAAGAAAATTTTATCATTTGATGTATTAGAACATTTAAATATTGTTGTGTTACTACAAGAAAAAGAAGAGTTACCTGATTCCGAATACATAGATTGACGGCCACTACCGTTATAATCAGTGCCACTACTGGTATCCCCTGATGTTGTTGTTCTTATATAGGAAACAATATTTTGAACTGAACTACTAGCACCACGATATCCTGCTACCATAAAATGTACATAATAATAACCAGTAGAAGGAAAACTAAAAAGACCACTTGATTCCGACATACCTGTGCCTAATTTTCCCTCAGTTTGAGAATCCATTCTCTCCCAATTACTTGTGATTGGATTTGTAGTGCCTTGAAAATTAGAATGAAGTCTAAAAGCATCAATTTCAGTTATACCACCACCGATTCCAGTTAAACCCGATCCATCTCCGCTTAAACCACTATTGGATATTGCTAATCGTTCAACACCATTAGTTGAAAACTTTATACTATCTGCTCCATAAGATATTCCGCTATTACTGTCTTGCCCACGTTGACTTGGTGCGGATACACTTCCATCTACTGTTGCTATTCCTGTTGTTCCGTCAATAATGAAAGCCATAGTTAAACGATAGTTACTACTGAACCAGTAGGTATTGTAAGAGTGGCATTTATGGTTAATGGACCAAAGACCCCTGCATTTATATTAGACGCTCCATCACCGATTGTATAGTTCTGATCCATCTGATTCTCGTTCTCGTGGAATATGGCCTCAGTGCCCCCACCAGTAGCTCCACCGCCTCCACCGATAGCACCCCAAGCGTTTGTATAGCCTTCAAATTGTCCTAAATCAGAGTTATATCTAAATTGTCCTGCTGCTGCTGCTGGTTGATTAGCCTGACCAGGTTGTTGAGCAGTAGTCCCTACAGGAATTTTTAAAAATCCATTAGAGTTCATACTTACATCACCTGTCATCACAGGAGTTGCTGCTACAACATGACCTAAATTGTCTAAACTAATATTTCCTATCGTTACATATGCGTTATTAGCTGCGTTTCTTATCTTGAATAATGAACTTCCTGTATCAATGTGTGGCTGAAAAGCTGAATTTATTGATGGATCGCCAGAACCGCTATTTAAAGAGTTGATAGCAGCAGTAATTTGATTTAATTTTGTTCGGACAGCAGCACCCGTTCCATTGTCAACTACATAGCCTGCCCCACCTGTGTTATCGACTCTAGCCATTTAGAAAAGTAACATTGATCCTATTATACTATCCTTTTCCAAAACCAACAGCCGCAAATACAAATTGCTTACTTATAGAAGCATTTGATGAATTTTTAAAATGTATTTGGAAATTATTTGCAGTTATATTTGATATCTCAAAGAAATCACCAGAAGCTAAGTTCTGAGCAGTGACATTAACTGTTGGTAAATGTTGATTAAGGTTTCCAAGTGCAGACGTTCCAACGAAAAATGGAGAGCCAAATGGAACTGTGGTTACTCCTGCTGATGAAGTTATTACCTGACCAGTTCCCTGATCTATTCTTTTTTCCAATTTTGCTGAATAACCTAACTGAAATACTCTAATATCCTGTGCTGGATCATTACTGGTAAGAACTGTTCTAAATTGAAATGCTCTTGCTTTGAAGGTACCGCTTGTAAAGTTTTGAAAATCACTGTATGTAGGAGAACCAGAAGGGTCATCCTGCGTGGAGCGTACAAATAATTGAGCATCTACATCATTAGCATCTGTTCCATCAAAGTCTGTCCAAGTATCTACATTTGCAATTCTTGAATCAATCAAATCTGCTGGATAAAAACCTTCTGTTTTGAAATGCCTAACTAAATCAAGACTAAATACTGCACCTAAATCTAAAGTAGATGCAAAATCATAAGTACCTGATGGAGATATTCCTCCAACATCATCCAGTGATCCAACAGCATCAAGATCAGCAATATTATCAAATTGTCCTGCACCAGTTAAATTAAGAGAATTTGTTGTAGCATCAAAAGCTGTGTTAACCTTTGCACCTTGAAATTTGGGATTATCTAAATCTTCTCTTCTGGTTTGAACAAGTAACTCATCAGTTACTTCTGGGATATTTACAACAACACTGGCCTCCCCTGCACTAAATCTACCGCCATCATCTTGAAACTTAAGAATGTATTCTCCAGTGATAGCAGGAACTATTGCTTCAGTTGAGTTTCCTGGAGCAGCTTCTATTAAATCAACAGCTTTTTCAAACGTACCAGTGCCATCAGTTCCCGAACTATCGTGTCTTATATAAACTAGACCACCATGAGTAACGTCAATATCTGTTGATCTATTCCATTTCAAACGAATCAATTTACTATTTATCGGTTCAGCAGTAAGCCCCGTCATGTCTGCTGGAATAGCAGTTTTTCCTGCAAAATCTTTTGTTAATGTAGCTGGCTCTGCGGATGCTTCTAATGCTGCATTTAAACTAAACACCCTAAACTCATAATTACCTTCACTTGCATCAAATATTGTGAAATCCGTTCCCATAACAGTGGTGCTAACAAAGTTTCCATTATCCTTTCTATACTGAATCCTATATTGGCTAACACCTCGAACAGCTTCATAATCAAGAATAATTTTTACTTTTGCTTTTTGATTTTCAACATAGAACTGTTGAGTAGCACTCAGACCAGTAGGAGCATCTTTTAGTTCATTTAATATCGTTACATTTCTAACAGGAAGGGGAGTTCCATCTTCAATAAACGCAAACTTTCCTGAGTTATAAGCCGTTCCAACAACTGCATAATTATCTTTATCTTCAGTTACGCTAACCACTCTCCATTGAGTAGTTTGTAAAGTGGTGTTACTCAAGATCCAGATACTATTTGCATTTGGAGCAGACGAAAAAGCAGAAGATACTGTAATAACAGCACCAGAAATGCTACTTACAGGTTTAGTCTCTACTGATCCATCGGAAAGAACAACGCTAAGTGTTGGATTGTTTGTAGCGTCTAAATCTGTATCTTCTGTGTTATCCACAGTCACAGTTGTTGTTGTTGCTGACTTTATTCTTCCCCCTCTTCTTATTCCTGCTCTCACTGGATCGCTGACTTCGATAACTTGACCTGGTCTTACAACAACTCCTTCTGATAAACCAGTAGTAAAATTAATCGTTTCAGTAGAATTTTGCTCTTCAAATAATAAGAATCTACCTAATCTTGCAGCTTGACCTCTAGAGCTACATCCAAATCCTGTAATTTTCTTGTGTAAGACACCATATTTAGCTTTTGCAGAGGAATCTTCTACAGTTTCAAAATCTAATTCTTGGTTATCCATGTCAAAATATGACACAGAAACTACAGTTGCCCTTGTTTTAAGACTTGTACCCGAATATCCAAATCCTGCTGATGTTACATTTGATAGATTGAACAGATAGCTAGGATCTGTAGGTCTATCTTGTGAAATTGTAAGAGAACCAGCAGTCCAGAAACTTATGGATCTCATTACAGAAGTAAGAGAATTTACAACTTCATAAGCATCTTGCCTTGCTTGAAGAATAGTATTACAACTAAATCTAGGTTCTTGTCCTCCTGCTCCATCATCAACTAATTCCGAACAATATACAGAGGCACTATAAAAAGCATATTTATCAAGTTGAGCTTCGGTAATATGATCTCCTAATCCATATCTAACATTTGTTAAAAGATCAAATAATATCCAAGCTGGATCAGAACACCAAACTTTAGACGTAGTAAGCGTTCCATTGAATGTTCCTGTGTAAGTTATTCTTCCAGTTGTTGCATCGACAGTTCCGTTATGAGGTATTTTTATTTTTACCCCACGAACTCTATACATTCTCCTTGGAACAGATGAAAACTGTTCGGAATCAAACCTTAATGCTGCATGAGCAATATCAGGATAAGGTCTTTGCTCATCAATAATTTCAGTAAAAGACTGAAAGAAAAATTCATTTCTTAGTCTTGCTGGATCTTCAGCATCCGCAGTTACTCTAGTTACTTGAACTGTTATAGGAAAGTTCAGTCCAGAGGGAAGATCAATTCTATAATCTCTGTTATACGATGAAGAACTTCTTCCTGTAACTGTGTCAGATATTGGAGTGCTTGTCGTTCCATTGTTTTGAATAATTTTTATAGTTAAATCTACTGATGTACCATTAATATCTCCATTGCTTTCAAACTTTTGTAATCCATTAAAACGAATAGTAACTCTAACAGCATTGATATTAGAGTTTGATATTTGTCTTGATATTGGAGTTCCATTTTCCACTTTCGATCCGACATTAGTTTCAGATTCAATATTGGCAATACCAGAGATAAATGTTTGATTTAACGTACCAAATCTAGGTTCAAACTCCACATCTTGAAAATTAAAGTCTGTAGCTTGAGTGTTTGTTGGATCGGCACTAGCTCTTAATACTGGAGTTTTTCCTAAAAATACATCTTTTAATGCTGCTGTATTGTAATTAGCTGTGCCTTTTGTAAATGCTGCTGCTGATGGAAAGCCTTCTATTTCACCTTCACTAAGAACATCAACAATAGTCGCAAATTGTTTACTCGATAAGGCATTAGAAGGTAGCGAGGAATCAACTACTACATCATCTTCAGAGCGATTAACAATTCCCATTTACGCTGTACCTTTTATCTGTACTGTATCAATTCCTGCTGATACTACTAGAGAACCAGCAAAAATTTCTCCATAAATCACAGGTATTGCTGTTCCTGCTCTTGACGTATTCTGCACTCCACTAAATGAAAAGTTCTGAGATTGTGGATCTTCTGAAACTCCTGGAGGTTGCGGAACAGGAGTAAGCATCTGTGCCGCTCCTGATAATGCTAAATAAATACCAAAGTTTCCTGCTGCTGCTGTTAAAGCCGCTCCTAATCCTGATCCTGCTGCTGCGGAAAAACCAAGCCCTTTAAAACTTACTGCTGCTGGCCCTAAAAATGCAACACCAGCTACTAATGCAACTCCAGTTAATACTCTTGTAAGACCTCTAGAACCCGTAGCTACTGGTACTATTTTTATTTCTTGTTGACCTATTGGGTTAAATAATTCTGTCTCATCAATCTCATTTTTTCCCACTTTTACACAATAACTTTGCTCCACCATATGTCGTTCCAAATTAGGGAAATTTGCTAATAAAAATTTAAAAGTATCAATTGGTGTTTTAACTTCTGCTTCAAAAGTACGCTCTCCAAGAAATCGAGCTAATCTTCCGTAAACTTTAATTTTACTGAGCATAGCGATACCTCTTCTTTGTCCATTCTATATACTTTTGGTCATAAGTTTCTCTGCAACTAAGTCTTTTCACACAATGATGAAGAATAGTTTGATCTCCTATATAGACAGCAGCATGATCTAAAGTTCCTAATCCTGTGTCCATAATAAAAACATCCCCAACTTCTGTTTCAACACTATCATCTATTTCTGTAAAACCCAATTTAGGTAGAGCATATTCAAATAGAGGTGACTTGCTGAACTCTTCAGGGCTTTTAGGCCGTTTCCAATGTTTTATTTCTATATTTTTCTTTTCTTTATACCAATCAGTAATTAGACTCCAACAATCTTGTATATCCCATACCCATTGCCTACCAATTAATCCTTTTTTATAACCAGATGGTTCAAAATAATACCATTCTTTTGTCTCTGGAGTGACAATATAAAAAGGTAAATCTAAATATTCACAACTTGCAAGATCAGCCTGACTAGGAAATGGCGGTATCTGTGGATGGCTATGAAAAACAGCGATAACTTCACCAGCATCTTCAGCTTTTACCCAATCATTAGGATCAATAATAAACTGTTCACCTAAATCTTCTGCAAGATTTTTACATGGAAAATACTTTTCTTTTCCCTTATATACAGTTAGTAACCCACAAGCTTCATGTGGTGCATCTTTTTCTGCGTGTTTAAGTGCAATATCCTGCCAAGTCATCCAACAAATGTACCAATGCCAGGGAAAATATCTCTAGTGGCAATCCTCTTCGGTAATTTTACGTTTACCAAGTCTAATGCTGATACTGCTTCCCATTGAACAATATCTCTATTTTCACTCACTTTTCTGTCTAAAAAATAAATTTCTTGAGGAAATTCTGCCGTTGGATCGGGAGTACCAAATGGATTGGATTGCGTAGTTGAAGATGAAGTTATTGTTTGCTGGATCGTATTTGGGTTATTCATCGTAATTGTATTACCCATAGCATTGCCATGAACGCTGCAATAATACCTTAAATCGTTTGGAGCAGAGGGATAAGCTGGCTGATAAGTTACTGTTGCCCCTGCTTGACCAGGAGTTCCACTAACAGTTGTAGTTTGTTCTCCTCCAGCGTCAGATTTTATTCTTAATGGATGATTTGCATTTGTAGCATCCGCTTGATTGAAAATATAAGTAGATCCTCTTTTCATTGTGATAATAGGATTATTGACCCCATTCAGTAAAAATATATTTACACCTCCAACATTTTGAACTGTTACTGTATAAGTCACAGTTTCAGCATCAGAAGGATCGGCTACAGTCTGAGTTGATGTACTTGTAACGGTTTGCGGAGCAAAGTTAACAGCATCTAAAAAACGTGCCAAGGTTCTAATTCTTGTTAATTTTGCACCATTTAAGTCGTTACCAACTGTTGTTTGGTTAACGTCTTGCATGATTGCAGTGAGCGTTCCAAAGATATTACTGACGGATATGGTTGGTCTTGGTAAAGTTCCTGTTCCTGTAAATTCAAAACCAGTACACTCAATGGGAAATCTTAGATAACTGTTACCAGCCCATACAACTTCTCCATTTGCATTTAGATTTGCACCATTATGAAACCTATAAATAGTATTAGAGCCATGTAATGTGGCATCAAGTTGCAAAGTGAACAGTTCTATTACTGCTCCAGGATTTATCTCTTGTAAAGCTGAAACTGGTACTGCCATCAGGGTTCAAATACTTCCTCAAAACTAGCTGTAATTCTGTTTCGATCAAACTCAAATATTTCTCTGGAAAAACTTCTACATATCCATTTAAAAGTTGTTGTTGTATCAGGAGGTGACCAATCAAATGATCTACCATTGTTAGCTTCAGTTTGTAAAAATGTTTCGATCTCATCTGCATCTTCATCATCAACATTAAAAGTAAGATTCCACACTTTTGGATCTTGATTTAATCCAAAGGTTGTACGTTGTTGATAACCATCTCCGAATTGAGTAATTCTAAGGTTTGACTGACTACGCTTTGTAGCAGAATATTGTGGATTGTAACTAGGAAAAGTAGCCATTAGCGTAAACTAGAAAGTAGCCCTCCAGGTCTTTGTTGCTTTAATAACTCTCCTTTCACTGCAACAGATATGAGAGTTCCAAGTTCCCTTGCTTGAGCATCATCTCCTTGAACATCCGAACCTGATGCGTCTACATTAACAACAACACTCGTACTACCGCCACTTCCAAGTTTATTATTTGGAACAATCGTTCCAGATGATCTTGGTACGAATAATTCTGGGCCTTTCTCTCCTACGATTGAAGGTTTACCTACAGGAGGTCTACCTCCGTTTGCAAATAAACCAATAGCACCTAATAGCCCTCCCCCTTTTTCTCCTTTTGAACCTAATATTGAACCAAACAATGCCTGATTTAAAGCTACGTCTAAGAATTTATTAGCAATGTTATTTAACATATCACCAAGAGTAGAAGTTCCTCTTATCAATCCTGCAATTCCATTCTTTATGTCGTTGTTAATTGAATCACTTAAAGATTGAAAAGCATCTTCTATTTGTCGAGTTAATTGTAATTCTTTGTCTAAATCTTTATTTTTTTGTAATTGATCTCGTATAGCTTTTTCATCTAACGTTGCTTCTTCTCCTTTTATTTCTTTAACAGCCTCTCTAATTTTTTGCATTTCTATTTCAATCTCTCTTTCTTCTTTTGTTAAAGGTAATAAAGTTTGTTTAAAATCAAATTCTTTTTTTAAAGCATTTACTTTTCCCGTAACTATACTTTTTGCACTTTCGTCTAACCTTATACCTTCTTTTTTTGTATTTATTATTTGTTGTTCTGCAACTATTAAATCATTTATAATTTTTCTAGCCTTATCTTCATCTCGCCTATCTACTTGACCAAATAAACCTGTTCCTTTTTCTTGATTTGTAATATTTAAAATAAGTTCATCTCTATCTTTAGGACTTAAACCTCCTAATTTTGGAAGTAAGTCTCTTGTTTTTAAAAGTTTTTGTATTTCTCTTCCTTGTGCTGAGTCGTCAAATTGTCCTGTTTTTTCTGCTTGTGTTTTTAACGCATTTCTTTCCACTTTACTGCCTAAAAATTTTAATATCCCAGAATCCTCTACAAATTCAGCAAATTTACTCTTCATTAAAGTCATTATTTTTGCAAATTGATTTCCTAACTCTTGAAAATCTTTTCCAAAATTAGTTACAGCTTCTACCCCATCATTACCAATTAGGTCAATCATTTTATTTCTTGCTTGTGCAAATGCTTCTTCTTCAAGACCTAATTTTTGTAAAACTTGAATGTTTTCTTCAAATTGTGTGCCAGCAACTCCTAAAGATTGAACTACTGCTTGAACATCTTTCGTTCTTTCATTTAATGCTTGTCCTAATTTTGATATTTCAAGTGAAAAGTTTTGAATTGCAGTTACAGCAGAAGTAGCAGCCAAACCTCCTGCAAAACCTCCCATCTGCCCTCCAACTAATGATCCAACACCACCACCTATAGCACCAGCACCAGCGACTAATGGCCCTTGTCCAAATAGCAAGGGGAACGCACCAGAAACAATAGCACTAGATATAGCTCCACCACCTCCACCTCCTGCTCTTGCAACAGAACCTCCACCAGTACTTCGTGTTTGTGATGCAGTATTTCTTTTATTTGCATTTATTTGATTATTTCTTGTCCTTAATATTTGTTGATCTGCTTTTAAAATTTGTTTTTTTATTAATAACTCTTGTTTTAAAATTTTATTAGCACCAGCAGTACTTTTTATGGTTTTTTTATTTATAGCAGTTATACGTTTATCTAATTTTTCAACAGCAGTAAGTACTTTATTTAGTTCTCTCGCACCTACAGTCTTAATTCTTATAGTTTGATTTACAGTAGCCACTAATTAAGACTTAAATATTACTTATTCTATAATACTCGAAAAAATTATCTAGATCTACGAATTTTTTGATATTCTTTTTCTTGCTCTTCATTTAGTATTGAAAAATATGCACTCCAACCTAGAAGTTCATCTAAGGTCATACTTCTTATTTCTACAAGACTTTTTCCTAATTCTTTTGCTACACCAAACTGCAACATCATAAGATTATCTCTTTTCAGTTGGGCAGCTAATTCTTTGGGTCAGATATTTCCTCTTCTGAATTGATAACAGCAAGCATCAAGCTTTGTAAATCACTATCTTTTACTTCATTTTTTAAAACATCAATTTCTCCTGCATTAAAGAGTTTTCTACCATTTTCATCTTGTGCTTTAGCAATAAGTAGTTGCAAAGCAAAAGCATTAGCATCATCACTCCTAGCTTGTCTTTGTGCTCTTTCTCTTTCTGCCATTGTTAATGGACTTACATACATTACAAAAGCAGAACCATCAGATAATGTAACCTCTTTTTTAATAGGTTCAAGATTTGCAGCTTTTCTAAGCCTATCCAATGCTGATAAATTACTTACCATAAAAATAAAATAGTATACTATTATTCTAATGCAAAGCATAAAAAAACCCCAGATAAACTGAGGTTCGTTAAGTTATGCTAATTTAAGCTGTTTTAGATAGGTCGAATGTAGGAGCAGCACTAGGTCTGAATGCTATCTCTACAACCTGTCCGTCATCTGGGTTAACGTTAAAACTAGCAGAAGTAAGAATAATATCTGCCAGGATTGATCTACTTGCGTTTTGATCTACGTTAGCACCACTCATCTGACGATCAATATACAATCTAACCTTTGCACCAGCTTGCTGACGTTGGATAACGTCTTCAACCATTCTACTAGATAAAAGTGTGTCATCATCTGTCGAATAAACACTAGCAGAACCACTACCATCAGCGAAACCTGAGATGAATGTTCTAAATGGTGCGGTTTGAGTAACAGTTTGACCAATACTTGTTACGTCAATTTCTGCTCTGGTTATCTCAAAACTCCATTCTCTTACAGATCCAACAACTAATGGTGTTGTAAATGTAATGCTTGCAAATGTACCAGCAACGAAAGTAGGAGATGCTGAAGCTGTTACTGCTGCTCCTCCTGCTGTTGCAGAAACTGTCATAACACCAGTTGAAGCATCATAAGTTTTTACGAAATAATCTGCTGCTGGAATACAGTTGGTTACTGTAGATCCACCAGGATATGCAAGTGTTACTGTGTCATTTACTCTGTAACCCAACTGAGATCCAACAGTGATGTTTCCTCCTGATGATGGGAAAGCTGATGCTGTAAGAGTTGTTACGCTTGTACCAGCAGGAGAATAGTATAACGCTCCCGAAGTACCCGATAGAACTGTAGCCATGATTAATAATTCTAAGGTTTGAACATACGGGTACTACCCGATATGTCTATAGGATAGCGTGAATTACAACAAAGATTCAAGAAATTACTGTAGCTTGAAAATTTGTTTCGATTGTTGATACAAAGAAAGGTCTATCATCTGCAAAAGTAGGCCCAGTTACCTCTCCAGTTCTTACATGAATACCACTTGTAGGCTGACCTGTATTATTTAATATTTCAATAGCTGTAAAGGCTGTATCAATTAATGTTTGACTTCTAGCTGGCCCTTTATCTTTTTCTGCAAAAGCTCTAACAGTAATAATTCCTCTTACATTATCTAGTGAAGAAGTTAATCCCACTTCAGTTGTTAATCCGAATTGAACATTTACATAGACAAATTCGCTATCGGCATCTGATGTTACATCACCAAAATTATCAAAAAATACAGGAACAGCGGGAGATAATGCTGCGTAAGCTGTTTTGATTGGTGCTTCAAATTTTGATCTGATTCCTTGATAATTCATTGAAATCCACCTCCTTTACTTCTTTTAATACCTTTATCTATTTCTACCCTAATTGCTTTACTAACTTTACCACTATTTAAATAAGTAGAAAGCCAATCTAATTTTGCAGTTCTACTGGAAACACTTTTTTCACTACCCCCACCAATATCAGGTCTCAATACCTCACCCTCTTTTCTTCCTGAACCTGTTTGAACCCATTTACCACTCTGAGCCAATGGTGTAGGTGTAAATCTTCTAAACCTTCCTAGTATTTGATCTTGGGCGTAACCAGCTTTTTCAGAAAAATTTGAAATTATAACTTGATTTGTTCGCAAACTTCGCTTTTGTTTTGTAGTTAACTTTGGCACTTTTAATGGTCGTGGACTTCCACCCTCACCATTTCCTTTTACAACAGTTCCTGCTGCTTCAATCTGCCATGAATTTGCATATTTACCTGTCCAAACTGGACCCTCTTTTTGTAATTCAGTTACAACTCTTTCTGCTGCTTTTACAGGGACTTCAAAATTTAAAATTCCAAATACTCTTTTAAGTTCATTTACTAGTTTTTTAGTTGTACTTTTTGCCATTATTGTGGCCTCGCAATAACTGTATGAAGTATAGGATCTTCTCCTCTTGATGTATTGATACTAATAATTCTTGCAACTTTATTCACTCCTTCTGCTGCATATTGAATCCTATCTTTTACTTTTGGATAATAATTTCCTAATTCATCATTACCAAAAATAAATTTAAGATCATTTGTCTGACTTGTTCCCTCATAAGTAGATCCAGATACATTACTGATAATCGCTTTCAATTCAATATTAATATCTGAGCCACTAACTTCTCCTGTAGTCGTATTGTATGTCTGAGATGTAGCTGTCTTAATATAAGTCACATCAATACCAAATTTATCTAATAATTGTTTTGGTAAACCTTTAAAAGTATTGTCTATAAATGACATATTATCCTCGTACTACTCTCATTTGGAAAGATCCTGCTCCACCAATCATATACGCACCAAGATAACTTTGTAACCAAGGGTAAACATCTAAAATATTATTTGTCGGGCCGCTTCCCTGACTAGCAGTATTAAATTTTACCTGTAAATCTCCTAGTTTTGCCTCAGAAATATTTCCATCTTTACCAGTAGTTCCTGTAATAGCATCGGTATCATTTGCCAAAGCTCTAGCTAATTCATACTGTGCATATTTAATATTATTAGGAATTACAGTACAAGATAATTCAACATCATCTACTTGATAATTATTTCTAGGAAACTTTAATGCCTGACCTTGATCGCATCTATCTCCAAAAAATACAAAGCTGTCAATCCATCTTGTAGCTGCTATTAATGCTCTATTCTTTTTATCATCCTGTTTGTTATCCCATTGCGTAGAACTTGGAACAGTTTCAAAATATGCGTCCGCTTCAGCTAATGTAACATAGCTATTAGCATTTGCTCCAGATATTGTTGCGTCTATAGTAGCTGCCACGATTAATAAAGTAATTTAGTTTTATTGTAGCGTAAAGAAAAAACCCCACCAATAATTGATGAGGTTTATTGACCACCAAATTAATCTTACGATTAATAAGTTGATGTATCAAGAGGTGAGTTAACTGTTAACTGAACTAATGGGATCAAGTCAGCATCATATGTAAGTGCCCACTTGTTAGCTGTTGCTAAGTTTGCATTAGTTGGGTTGTCATCAGCAACATTCCACTTAGTACCCATAACGTGATAAGCACTGTGGTAGTCAACAGACATAACATCTTGCTTAGAAAGAATGTTTCTTTCAGCTTCGATTCTTAGTGCTTGCTGATTACCTTCAAGAATTGTTCCTGATGTTGTTAGGTAGCAGAAGAACTCAATCTGATGACCACTTGAACTAGATGGTGCAACTGTGTTAACAGCAGAGTCAACAACAACTGTACAACCAGCAAATTCGCCAACGGCTCTATCGCTGATTCCAACACCACCGCCACCCCATTGGATGCCAGTTCCAGTTGATAATGCAGAAGTAGAGAAAGTTAACATACCAACCTGATATAGGTAGTAAGCAACTGTTGGATGAACGATAAGAATATCGAGATCCTCTCCTCTTTCTCCAAGCAAGTTTCTTGCCTTTGCGATTGAAGAAGCTGTTAAGAAGTTTGCTTCAGTAGCACTAGCACCAGCTTTTGCTAGGTCTAGTTTGTTTGCTGCTAATGCAGTTCCAAATAAACCAGCTAAATGTGAGAACAATCTAGCATTGTTTAATTTGTTAATTGCATCTGCAAGTTGGTTTCTGATGTGACCCATTGGATCTTCACCAGCAGCCAAGATAGCAACATCATCTACAGCATAAGCAAATGCTCTGTGGCAGATTGTTGCAACCTGTGTGCCTGTACCAATCTTCTGTGGTGTTAAGTAACCAGCAGTAGATGTTCCCCAGTTTGCAGCACCAGTTAGAATTTCTTCCGTTGGAGCAATTGGGTTAAATTCTGGAACTTGGATTCTTGTTCCACCTTCGCTTGCATCTAATAATGCATTACGAGTGATAGCACCAGACTTGATGAAAGCACTACGCTCCTTGATAGCTTCGGAAACGTAAGTACTAAAATTATTTCTCTTAACGACATCCGCTAATAGGACACCGCCAGAGTAATTCTGAAACGGAGCAGCCATTCAGATTTACCTTTAAACTTTTTGCGATACCCTAATCACAGATAAGGGCATTAGTTTCACGGAAACTAACTATTTTTATTGAGCCTCCCTCTTCAGCACGGCTGCGAGGTCGGGGTTCTCATTCTCCATTATAAGCTGTTGCGTCAAATTGCCAGTCTTCCAAGGATTATCTGTTCCACCTGACACATTTGATACGGGACTAGGCTTTGCACCCATACCAGCAGCAGTACTTGGTTTGAAATGATGTTCATAACCACTACCAGGGTTTTTTAAAGTAGAAAGATAAACATTTAAATCTTGTTCAACACCACCATTAAGAACAACTACCTTGCCTTCAGCATTTCGTTGTAATTTATTTTGTAGTAAAGAAAGCATTTGTTCTGCATTTATAGCACCTTGATTACTAATAGCTGCGAGTGCTGTAGTTTTTGTTGATGCCATCTCATTAGAAGTTTTCATATCTTCTAACTGTTGAGATAAAGTAGAAATCTTTTGTTCTTTATCTTGAGCAGTTTTATTTGCTTCTTCCCAAAGAGTTTTCCATTGTCCTTGATCTTCTAACTCTTGTTTTCGTTGCTCTTCTTTTTTCTTATAAACTTCATCAAGTTTATT